CCGACAGCAACAGTCTTGCCTCCGTACCCGTAGGCATAAGCACCTACGGCGACGTTTTGGCCCGTAGTGTTCTGCCCTAATGTGTCAGCGTTATAGCCTATGGCTACATCCCACTCGTTTTCTGCGGTAGCGCTATCACCAACCGATATAGAGTAGTACCCATTAGCACTAGCGTCCCCAACAGCAATAGCCCCATCGTACTGGGCGTATGCGTATGCGCCTATAGCCACCGCGCCAAAACCCCGTGTATCAGAGTTGTGCCCTAGTGCTATGGCCAGTCCCCCTGATGCACTTGCTGAATAACCTACAGCAACTCCGGACAATCCCGAAACTGCCGCTGTGTCTCCGATAGCAATTGAGCGATTACCTGACGCGGCGGCCGCTGGGCCGATAGCCGTAGCGCCATCGAAGGTTGCTTGTGCCGTCCATCCAATAGCGGTTCCGTAGGCTGCGTCTACTACTTGAGCACCTGAACCTAACGCGGCACCATTATTCTTTAAAGTCGTATTGTTACACCTAGTTTGGTACCCAACTGCTATGTTCTTCCAAGAAGCACCATACCCTTCGAAGGCGCTCGACCCGATAGTTACACCGTGTGTGCTCTGCGCGTTCGCACCAAGCCCCACTGCGAGTGAGCTAGTACCTAATGCCGCCGAAGAGTTGCCTACCTCTATAGACCCGGTTGAGCCTTGCCCTAGTGCGTTACGGAGTTCGTCTATGCCTCCGGCTGTCAATCGCACTTCAACGCCTGTGCCTTTCGCCCAGTCTTGCGCGGTGGTCCCCTCCAAGGCGCGGATGACAGTGAATGTGTTCACCGACATACTTAAAATCTTAATGACCTCGACAGTGATGCCGTCAGTTATCGTTGCAATACAGTGATTGTTAGCACCTAACGTGGGGAACTCCGCCTCGTCACCTAACGGGACTGTAAGCGTCGTAGCCCCCGCTAGAATAGCTACGTCTAGCGTAGATTCTGCTCTATTAGAAAATAACGGTTTACTCATTGCGAACCTCGCTAGATAAAAATGTAGTGGGGCGTTACCACCCCACTCGACCTACTTAAGCAGTAGGTATGGTGATTGAATACGCATCAATCGTTTGTGGTGCGCCAGACACTACCGCTGTAGAGCTGATCGCTAAGTCCGCGCCGAAAGTACCTACCGTGCCATCAATACGCGCTTCAGTTGTTGATACCGCATCCGTATCTGCTGCCGCTTTTAAGCGGTACCACCCTGCGGTACCTGTGGCTGCTGCATTAGCAGACCATACCTCAGAAGCTAGTTTCTCTAACGTGCCTGCGGTTGCATTCACCTCAAAGTTAATGCCTGCGCCCGCCATATCTATGGATACCAATAGTGATCCAGTAGGAGTCTGGTCTGCGTCGGCAGGCTGCACTCCCGTGTAGATTTCGATTGATCCTGCTGCGAAAATTGTTTTAACAGACCCGGTGTCGAGCATCTTGTTCCGTAGACCTGTTGATAGTCGTAGTGCCATAACAGTTTACCTCTTTTGTAATATTCCCGTATCCGGGGTGTATGTATTTACAGTGGTAGTGTTAGTACCACCCATCATCGCCACGAAGTGTACCATACCATCTGTACGTCGGACTAATGAAATTCCATTACTGCCGGGATTCCAAGCTAATGTGTCTTCAGTTAAGTTCTTAAAGACTCCGCCCTGTGCGCCTGTACATACGCCACGCTCTGTTGCGAATACTGCTGCGGCACCTATCGAGTCTATGTACTTACCATCAATGCTCTGTGCGGTACCTTCGATGACCGAATAAGGAGCGACTTCTCTTAGCGCGAAGTGTTCAGGTTCCTTTCCTGCCACGAAATATGTTTTCGTATCTGAAATAAAAATGCCGTCTTCCACTGGCTGTAGTGCTGTAATGCGGCTCGGCAGCACGATGAAGTTTGAGTCCAATGCAAAGCGCTCGTAGTCGTATGCTTCACTGTACCAAACAATGTTATCCTGCGCGATGTACATGCGACCTTTGTAATACGCCACTAAATGCCCTACAGGGGCCGGATATAGGCCGAAGGAATCCATGAAATCGCCGCTAGAAGGGATGGAAGTTATGATCACCGAAGTCTCATTGGCTACCAGATCGTCTACGCGGTAAAGCTCGCCACCGTTTACCGACGTTGCATATACTCTTATATGGCCTTCGATGGGTTGTACGATGTTTGTTACTTCGATCCCACCTATGATGTCTACGTAAACAGGGGTCGTAGCCCCACTCTCGCGTCCATCAGGAGCGACTTGCGTGATTGAGACTCCATACCTACCTGCGTCCAGTGTCCCTGCGACAGCCGCGACTACAGGTGTTTCAGGAATATCTAAACCCCACGGACGTACAAGCCCCTCGGTGTCTACAATAAACGAAGACACCCCGTCGGTTCCATATACGTTATGGTTAACGCTATCAAAAACTGCGTTGCCGTGGATAGCGTGGTGGGTGTTGGTGCTTGTGTAGTCCGCATGCAGCTCGTGCAACTCACCTCCGGATACGAACACGCAGCGATCGTCGTCTGACCAAAGGTTGTCTACGCCAGAACCTGTAAGTACGCGGTCAAAGCCTTTACGCCTACGAACACGATTGCGGGAATCAATGTCAATATTAACGCCTTCGGACAGCGCTTCAGTTCCAATATAGTCCCCTTTATTGTTTACGCCGGAGAATCCTGCGAACTTTAAGGGGCGCGCAACCTTATCTTCCGGGGCGCTAGCCATTACAAATACTGGCCGCGAACACGCCTCGGTTGCTCTGTCCGAATGACCTGCTCTTCCACTGCGGTTCTCTTCCTGCCAAAGTCCTCGTTAAATGCAGCTTTGCTTGAACGGGATAAGTCGAGATCGTAAGTCTCGGCATCTTTTTTCTTATAAGCTTTGTGTGCCACCCAGTTTATTAGCGCGTCGTGGTACTGGTACGGAATCTCAGGTTCGTCAGTATCGTTCACCATATCGGTGTTCGGCATGGGGATGTACGCGGACACAACCAACGGTGCTACGCTTGATGGTCTACGATCCAGTGATATGGATAATCCTTGTTGGTAAAAACGTGTTGGGTTTCCAAGCTGTGTACCCCATTGTGGGAACCCTGTTCTCACTTGGGCTTCTGTTAGTTCCTTCAACTCACCTGTAAGCGAGCCTTGCTGTTTAGCAGATAGGATTCGCAGGACGTTGACCGGAACTGCGTATGCGTTCGTCGCAGTCGATGTGGTGATAAGCACCGAGTCGTCGCGCAATAGGTACGCTCGTCTAGTGGCTTCTCGCTCAGCCTCGTTGATCCAACGATCTAGTTCCTCGTCAGACCATAGCAAGTCTCGGTTGTCAACACCTGTATCGGGGTCGTCGAGTTCAAGACGTGCGGCGTTGCGCAACTCTAAAAGGTTCATCAGTCAGCCGCTTTGTCGTCAGCTATAAGTCTAGTAACGAGCGAACGCTTGGCATCAGACGTACTGTGCTTAAGACCGCGTTTATCACACTCTGCCAATAGCTTCTTCTTGGTAAGGGAATCGTAATCCGTTCTGGTAACTGATGCCGATGTGGTATCCGTGAAGGGTGCGTCTACAGGCCCTGTCAGTTTAAAGGCTTCAGGGATCGCTAGTAATCGCTTAATATGGTATTTATCTGTAACAACGCACACATGGCGCTCGTCTTCCGATTTCGCTACTGGTGCAAATAGGTATTTCTTAACACGGTATCCGTCTTGCAGTTCAACTTCAGTACCGCCTTCTCTACGGATTAAGCTCTCGATAACAGCCATGATGTACTCCTACTATGTAAAAAGGTAAAAAGAAAAGAGGGGGCCGAAGCCCCCTCGTCTCAATTAAGCACCGTAACGTGAGTTACGATATAAGATTGTTGCACTAACAACGTCTGCGGTAAGACCACCGCCTGCTGTTGAAGTGAGCACAACATTCTGCTCTGTCGCTGCCGGACCTGCGTCCGTTGCAGCCGTTGAGTCCATCCGATCCAAACCTGCACCGGCTGTTGTCACTGCGTTTGTGCCTATGATGGCGTTGCCACCGACAGACAATGTTGCAGCGGCGATAGCCGCGCTAGAATAAAGGATTGCGTCAACGATCACACAACCCGCGGGTAGCTTGACCAACTCAACAGTGTCAGCGGCTACCAACGCGCCTGTTAGCGCGAAAGAACCCGTTACTGCCACTACTTCGCTGTCGTCAGTTGTTACCGCCGGGCGATGTGCTTGTACGTTTTCAGATTGAAAGTTTGCCATTTCGTGTTACCTCCTTAAGGTGCCGCAGCAAAAGAATCAACCGCGATTACGCCGAAGTCTTTGCTGTTGAAAGTACATTTCTTAACACCGAAGATTGCAGAAGATGAAATAACAACTTGGTTACCGTTGTCACGAGTTTCCTCGTTCCACTCATAGCGAAGTCCGCTACCCGGAGAACCATATGCCATTGTACAAGCCTGCGCACCCATGAACAACGCACGTGCTGCGGGCAAGTTGCCCCCTGCGCCGTAGCTGTCAAAAGTGATAACAGATTTGTGCTCATGCAATACAACGTTGTTGTACATGCCCAAAGCGCCCTTGAAGATAGGGTTAGAACGGCCTTCGGCAGCGGCTGCTGCTTTCTGAATGTCCAACCACTGTCCTGCGTTCGCGTTGGTGCGAAGTTGATAAACCTGATAAGGGTGTAGCAACAGTACATAGTGTTTTTCGCCATCAATGTCGATAGGCTGAATTTGTGGAGTACCTTGAGTACCACCACCCATTACTTGCGCTTGAGCAACTAGCTTATCAATAACAGTTAGTGTCATTACGTCACCACTTGCCAATGAAGCTGCTGAAGTTGCGCCACCTGCGTAAGTTAGATGCTCAGCATCCGGTGCAGTCAACGGGTTGTTAGCAAAGCCTGTGTAGTTCGCAGGGAACACATAGTCAGAGTTAACACCACGTGCGCCTGATAAGTACATGAACAGAACTTCATCTGTTACACGCGCCCACCATTCGGACTGACGTTCTTTCGCAATGTTACGAAGATTGTGCAAAGTACGCTTGCGAGTCATACGACCGCCGGTGTTTACACCGCAACGCATTTGATCAATGAAAAGGTTATCTGTATAGAAGTTAAGATTTTCTTCGTTACCTTCTAAAGTAGCGTCACCTTCGATTGGCTGCATAGCCAATTGCATAGACATGTCGAAACTGATGTTATCGCCTGAATCGTTTTCTAGTTCTGTCAAAATTTGAATAGGGGTATTAGCTTCTGCGCCTTTGCTCATAAACTTCTTACCGAAGTCAGACTTACGTGCCACGTCAACTGCTAATGCACCACTAAACTTTTTGACTGCCTTGGGATCGCCAAGGCCCACAACTGTTACTGCCATTGTAGTCTCCTAAGTTTGTGTGATACACCCCGACTGGGGTGCGCCATTGTCGCAGTTACGCGACAGCACTGCGTACTTTATACTTAGGAAATCTATTCCGCAACTATCGGGTGCGGATCGCTTATTAGGACTGCCTTATCTGCGTGTATGGCAATTTTAATACGCGAGGTCTGCTCAGGCGCAGGCACTACGAGTATGTTCGCAGGCGTTGACGCTCCGGGCGTGGGTGGGGGTGTGATAGTCACACCCTCCCCCGGTTTTACCACCATGTGTTTCACACAGCTTCCATGTAAGCTTGTCGCTCACTCGGTGTCATCTTAGCCAATGCTGACTCGTAAGCCTCGCCCTCTAGCGAGTCGATGTCTGCAAACTTGGACTTACCTGTGTCGTTATCCGCCGCTTTAGGCGCATCTCTCAAGGTTGTTGGTGCCTCAGCCTTCTTCTTAGGTTTAGGACGCTTGGCTTCCTTCTTAGGTGCTTCCGCAACCTCCACACTCTTGGCCGCGTTCGGAAGTCCTTCCAGTACGCGGTTAGCTGCTTGCGCCAGCGCCTTCTCGTTGGTTATGTCCGCTGCAAACTCATTGTTGTTGCTCATGCGGTCGATGGTCGCCATAAGCGCATCGTGCATAACCGAGCTAGTGTTAGGATCGAACATTGGGTTGGCTGAGAAGAATGCACTCTTCTGGTCTTCCCAATGTTGGATGAGAGCATTGTCGTTGGCTCTGATAGCTGCTTCACGCGCCTCGACTGCC